TCCGCTTTTGATTTCTATTTTGCAAAGCTCACCTTTTTTGTAGGTGAGCTTTAGGAGGGTATGGGTACGGTGTAGGGTTACGGTGTAGGTTGTCATTGATTTGCTGTTTTATAAAGGTCTATTAGTTTAAGTAAAAGTAATTCACGGGCTTTTTCATAGGTTTCTTCATAGGCGAACTCCCAAAATTCTCCATTATCTAATTCCGGAAAGAAGATATAGGCAGAAGTACCTTTACTGGTGGCTTCTATGTTGCCATAGTAGCCTTTTTCTCTGAACCAAGCGAGGGCTTGTTCCCAAGTGGGGAGTGAGCAAGCGTAAGAATAGTGTTTACCTACTTCTAAGATATCTTTTCCCATTTCAGAATTTGTTCTTTGACTACAATTTGAGAGATCTGCATAATAATAGTAAGAATCGTCAAATGAGATGAATATCATTTCTTCGTCAAAAACTTCATGGTAAACGACCAAACAAGGCTCATCAAAACCTATTTCTTTGAGTTCTTTAGCTATATATAAAGGAACAAGCCAATTAGGGTAATTATTTGTTATTTTCATAAATCTCAATTAATTTATTCACTAACTTTTCACGAGTTTCTTCATAGGTTTTACAATTGATGTGGATACTTGTAAAAAAGAATTTTGGATTATAAAAATATGCCTCAACATCAATAGTAGATTCAATTACACAGAGAATGTACCCATTTCCCCTAAACCACTCAAAGACTTGTGTCCAAGTAGGTATAGATAATTTATCTATATAGTCATTGTGGTTATCTTTTTCAAAGTCAAACTCTAATTCCCTTATATCAAAATCCCCATATAGGTGTAAAGGTAAGGAAAATTCGCAGGGCATATCAAAGCCTATTCTTTTAAGTTTCTTCGCGATTCCTATTGGAACCAACCAATTCGGATATTGTTCTATTTTCATATCTATACTTCTACTTTTGTCTTTGTTAGTTGTCTCCCACAATCGGCACAAAATACAGCAGTTATCTCTACGGTACAATACCCTCCTATCGTGCGTAATACTTGGTGCGTGTGTGGGCATTTGTTACCGGTCACTTGTAGTTTCTCACTTCTTCTTTTCATATCGTTTTTCAATTATCTTCTCCAAGGCTCCTATTACCTTACTGACTTCCTTAGTAGTCATTTCCATTAATGGCTTTTGTACAGGGCACCTCTTAGAGAGTAACCACTTACCCAATTGCTGAAGGTTTGGGATTCTTGGGTTATTCGGCTGTACCCAACCCAGTTCATGGCACTTAGCCAACAAGCTAAGGTGTTGTGCGTTATGGCTGTCGAAATGTGCTGCAAAGCTATAGTTATAGCCTAAGTAGTCTAATATTTCAAAGGCTTCTATCTCTTTCAGCTCTTTGCTTGTAGCAAGCTCCCTTCCTACAAACCCCGATAAGAATGCCATTCGTTCCTCTCTATCCCCAAACCTCTTATTTAAGAGACTTTGCAGGATCTTTAGTTGTCGTGTGCTAATCATTTTAAATCGTTTTCAAGTTCAATAAGATAAGCAGGAATTAGTCGAAATGCATTAAACTCAATACCACATAGATAGTGAATGTAATTCTCTTTTGAGTATTGTTTAAAAGAAACTTCTAAAGCCTTACATCGGGGGTACTTTTTGTTTAACTCTTTGGCTTTTTCAATGATGTATCTCTTTATTACATCTAAATTAGCGGCTTGATATAATTCTCCTTCCATTCCTCTTAGAAATTCGGAAAATTCAGCTTGTAACTTATTTTTTGTTTGTGTGCCATTGCCAAAAAAGCAATAGTAATGTGTTGGTTTTTCTTTCATTTTAAATCGTTTTTAAAGGTTATTTAAAACCCTGCCTTAGGGGGTCTCTTATGGGCGTCCCCTTAATACCAACGACACGCTAAGGTCAGGGTATCTAATAATCGTCCGCAGTGGCTTACCACTAATCAATAGAGAAGTTGAAGTTTACTCTTTTTTCTATACCATTCTCAAATTTGACCAACTTATACCCACGTATATACATACTCGTACGTATATCTACGATGGCGTTCTCTATGATCTCCATACCCTCATCAAAGAGGGCACTGTTAGCCTTTTGCCTTAGCGTGCCTAACTTGCGCACCTCTCGTGGGTTTAGGTTCCCTTGTGCATCTGTCCTTAATGCTGTATTAAGGAACTCCAATAGGAGTTTTTCTTTTTCAGTATCTCCCGCCAAGGACGACATATAGGTTTTTATCTTCTTAAGTCCTTCGCTCTCTGTACCATTAAAGGCGGGGCGTACATTCCAACCTATACGGATACTCGCCGACCCATCTGCTTTGGTAAAGGTATGCGAATCCTGTTCCTCTTTCTGAGTGCCGTATAGCTCGGCACGGAGAGCTATGATAGTCTTCGCCTCTTGGAAGAGTTTCGCTACCAAATCCTCTACATCCTCCCGTTGAGAAAGGCAGAACCCAATGTTATCATCTACCAATTCTGCTTCAAGCTCCAAAAGTGTCTGTCTGCTCTGTTGTTTGGCTAATTTCTCTGCTCTTTGCTTCTCTTTGAGTTGCTCTTGTAACTTCTTTAAGTCCTCTGCACTCATCTGTGATAAATCTACACTCATTTTATTATCTTTTTTAATTGTTATTATTCGTCTATTTCTACCTCATATTCCCAATCCATGGCATCATCTTCCCTTATGTTGTCTATTAGCCATCCAAAAACTTCTTCATACTCATCAGAGTCGCCAAGTCCAATAGTAATTCCATATTTTGCCATTTTATCTAATTGCTCAAAAACCTTATCGGGGACTTCTACATCCCCAATACCTACTGTGTAGGTTACTGTTACGCTTAAATCTTTAATAATTTTCATTTTTTATCTGTTTAAAAATTATCATTCCACTTTTGCCTTATATAATTTGTTTGTCTCTACTGGTTCCCATCCCTTTTTGTCTTCGTTGTACCACATCAGCACCCTGTCCTGATCGTATCTTATGTATGGAGATTCCCAGTTATTTTCACGTATCCATTCGTAGATGGTCAGTACCACTATTGGTACACTTTTCCTATAGCCCGCATGATACTGGTGTATCATGGTACGCTCTTCTGCTGTCAAGGCTTGTAAGAAGTTGTCAAGCCTTAGCACTTCCGTATATAGCTGTTTCATTGTACTATTATTATCTATACTATTACTTATATACTTGCTCGTGACTTACTTATCAATTGCAACAGAATCTTCGGATATACATGGTTAATGTCCTCTGCTGAGAGCATTATCATTAGCTCTACATCTGCCTTGTCAAAGACCCCCTCTCTGAGTGCCTTGCCATAATATCGCTCTATACTACACTCTACCAAGTAGTGCCACTGATCATCATACCAATTATTGAGATAGTCATTATTTGTTAGGTCCTCTAACCTCCTTACTATTCGTTTTTGCTCGTTCACTTTTTGGCACCATGCAAGAAAATATACATGTCTGAGTGCTTCATATTGCCTATAACTGCAATCTAAGTAGTACAGCAGGCAATGCCTAAATGTCTTTTGTTTCTCTATAGTTCCCATATTTTATTATCTAATCATTTTTAACTCTCTTTCCCCTGCTTTGATTTCGGAGATAATGTAGGGTTCCAACTCGTTCCCCCCTGTTCGTGTCTTGTCTATATAGGCCTTGAAGTCCTTTACTAAGATTCTATCTTGGCAAAACCAGTAAAACTCCTCCGCTACAGCTCCTTTGGGCATTCCCTTACTCATTTGTGAGATCCCTATAAATAGAGTTTGAGGAAATTGCAGGATAAGATTATGATAGGCTGTTGCTTTTTGCCCTCTAAAACAAGCCTGCACGCTGTCTATAAAGACTATCTTAGGTTGTTGTGGGCGACTAAGGCGTTGTATAAGCTTGTCCAAAGGCTCTCCACACACCAAATATCTATTTTTGTACTGTTTAAGCCCTGTACGCTCCAAGTTAGTAAGTAGCGAAAGGCTCCCACATTCCTCTAAGGAATTGTATAATACCTTTTCTCCCTGGCATAATTCCTTCATCAATTGCAGCGCATAGGTAGTCTTTCCATGTCCCGAATCCCCATAGATAAGGATACTTCCCGCTCGCTCTATCTCTCCTAAGTGTTCTTTCCATCCCCCTTTCAGAGGCAAAGTCTTATATTTCTTTCTCGCCAAGTCCTCATAGGTGTAAGCCCTTGGTATCGTTACTTTGTTATCTATCATTAGTTATTAGTTATTAATCGCCTCTGCGGCTCGCACTTTTTCTATTTCTGTACGTACTTTTCTAAGGCTTCCCTTAGTACGGGCAAAGAGCTGTTCAGGAGTAAAGGTAGAGCCGTTTGCTTCGCCTATCTGGGCTATTTGTCCCAAGAGGAAAGCCGTAATTGCTTCGTTGTCTTGGGCAGGACTTACACGGCTATATTTCGAGCCGTAGCGGTCAAATATCTCTGCATACCCTACTTTTTTGATGTCCTTGTTGCGTTCTATTTTTGATTGTAATCCGTCGGCACCCATCATATACCAACCACAAGCGTACTCGGTAGCATTCCATAGGCTTTTGAGTTCAAGGAAAGCGTGATACTCCAAGTCTCCCGCCTCATCCAAGATGATAAGCGGGTTTTCCAATTGTTTTACATAGAATACCAAGTCCTCATATACATCGGCATAGCGCCCCGTATGAGCAATCCCAAACTCTTGGGCGATCTTGCGAATGAGCTTCTGTTTGGTCTTCACCTGTGAACAGTCTATATATACTGCATTCTTGTTCTTACTGACATATACCTTTGCCGTATGCGTTTTGCCTATTCCCGCTCTATCACATAGGATAGCCGAAATGGAGCGAGCTTGGCAGGCCGAAAGTTGTAGGTAGATGTATTGGAAGGTCTCTGTTTCTACAGTAACCCAAGGGCGTTCGTCCTTGAGTTGTACTTGGAGCCTGCGGGCTATGCTGACCCAATTGGCATCGCTAAGCACTCCTTCTAATTCGCCTTTCTTGATACGGCTGTACTGCGCTGTGTTAATCCCTAAGCTCTGTGCGTGCTTGCTGTCGGATTGGTAATTCTTTCTATTTTCGGCAATCGCCAAAATGATTTTCTCTTTTAATGCTGTTGTGATCATAGGTCTAATAAGGCTTTATTTATCATTTCTGTTTTAGTTTTCTGATACTCTTTGTAGTTAGTAGTTTTCTCCTCTTCATAAGCTACTACAGGGGCAGAAGCGGCTACTTTTTGTGTCTTTTTCTCTACTGAAAGTGTGCCTACCTTTGAGAGCTTTTCAGCGGTTTTTTCTTTGGTATATTGGTCAAACTGCTTAATGTAATGCATTTGCTCTTGGTATATCTCCTTGTCCTCTTCTGTCCATTCAGCATTGGCTCTGTTGAAGCTCTTAAGGCGCTTACACTCACAGAGGAATTGGTTTTCTTGGTACAAATACACTTCCTCTACACCCTCTTCATTGGGTAAGTAATAGGCCTGCACCTCGTAGGAGGAAAGCAGGGAAATGACTTGTGGGTTGGGCAGTTGGTACTTTTGATATTGTACGGTTACATATTGGTTCCTGCGTATGGTAGTAGGCACACATCTGCCTATATATTGCGCCAAGAGAGCTCGGTTGAGTTTCGGCAAGTTTGGATTTACATTCTCTAAAAATACTTGCAAACGTGTCTTCCCAGGGAACCGCTCTTGGTCGGGGTGTGGCTGATTGTTATAGAGGGTTTGCTCTTCCATTTCCGAGGCTACTATCTCTTCGTAGGTAGCCTTAGCCTCCTTGTAGTTATCGTTGAACTCGTCAAATATCTTTGGGGTAGTTACTCGGTTGCTGTCCAATTTTGCATAGTGTCGCCCTACGTTTTGGTGTCTGTCTTTCTCTATCCCGTACTTCTTACCTCGTATCATCGTCTCGGCGTACTTCTCCTGCGAGTTGGTCGGGTTACAGAAGCGCACGAATGGGAAAATGTTATTGGCTTTGAGTAAGCCCTCCACGTGTTCGCCTGTAAGGTGTCGCTCTACTTCTATCTGCATTGGGGTACCCAATCCATATTGAGCCGTAAAGCGAAACATAGAGCGGAAGCAGTCCAAGAATAATTCGTTGTCTTTCTTTTTACTGTGTGCAATACCAATCAAAGCTGTACTCATCACATCATAAGCATAGTAGGCCATTACTTTATCTCCATTAGGTAATTTGGTATGCATTAGGTCGCGGTCATCCAGTGTAATCTTACTCATAGAGTAAAGCGGTGCGTGGCGATTAACGTGTGGGCGTTCCTTGTGGCTAAAGTCATATTCTCCATTGCGGGCTTTTTTGATAACCAACTGATTTTCGGGCTTGTTTAGCCATAGCTTTACGGTGCTTTCAGATACTTCTAAGATATTCCCGTGTTCGTCGCAAAAGTCCTGCTCCACATTGAAGAGTTCACCTGTGGCTTTGTCAAAGATTTCTATCTCGCCATAAAGGAACTGCCGATAAATATCATACACCGAACTCATATAGGGTTTGTTAGGCATACAACAGATAGAAATAAAGAGCCTTTCCATTACTTCCGTTACTACTTTAGCATTTCCAGATCCCTCGCCCTTATGAATGAAAGCATAGTAGCCCTCACTGAGATACTGGTTATATTTGCGTTGCAAACTTCTTGGGTTATTCGGCAGGTCAAAGTGCCAGCGTTCGGGGTTAAGGGTATTGACTGCCTCGCTAATATTTTTCCATATCTCCACTTTTTTCCCCTTATAAAGAGGGTTTTTGATACGCCCTTTAAAGAGGCTTTCAATGGCTTTTAGAATCATAGCTGAGGTAGCTTTTTCTCTTTGCTCTTCTATCTTTAGAGGCTTTCCATTAGGTTTTCTGTGACCTGAAAAGAAGTTAATAGCCTCCAAGTCGGGCACCAAGAGAGGTTCGAGGTCATTCTGTAAGATCTTACTATCTTCGGGCTTACCCAACATTCTCACACAAAATTCCTTAATATTAACCCCTTTCACCACAGGCAATTCGTGGAAGGATACCCACGCTTCATTACCTAATCCTTTCCCTGGTTGGGTATTGATGAGCTTACCACGGCTACATAGTTTCTTGTAGTAGTCATAGCTCATCAGTCCCCAATCATCGTATAGGAGCCGTGCAGGTATGGATAATATGTTGTCTTTATATGCGTACATTTGTGTATTTTTTACTTTTCACTCTTCACTTTTCACTCTTCACTTAATTGGCTCCCTAATGCGATTTCGCTTCGCCAACCTTTCGGCTGTCAGTCCTACTGACTTAGGGAAAAATTTGCTACCTTTGTAGCCTCAAACAAAATATATATTTATGAATAATGAAATAAAAGAAATTCAGAACAAATTGGACGATTTGTTTTTTCAAAATGCCCTTAATGAGGTATGGCTCAAAACACTTGAGGAAACTATTTTTAAACTTGCTGCCCGCCTCCTAACAAAGGATGAGTTATCTAATCTTTGGAAGGACTTTCGGCATGCTCATCTCCGTGAATCTCACCAGAAAATATACGATTTACAAGGCGACGACGTACTCTATCACCCTTATAGATTGTCTTCTGAATTGTTTGACCTTCAATGTAGGTTGAGGAACTTTGAGAAGCAGAACAATCTGCGTGACTAATTAGATTGTTTTGCATATCCCAACTACGTCTTGGCTCATGCTCACTATTGCAAAACCAATCCAATGTTTCCTCATTACCAAAAGCTACCTCAAGAGTACGTCTTAACTTTCTAAGCCATTGCTGTAGTTGTTCCCACTCTTGTGGATTGGTAAGGTCTATGTAGCGAATATCAATATTTACGTCCTTGCCAATTCCCTTTTCGCTTATCTTTACATCAGCAGAAAAGCGTACGCCGTTGTTTTTCTTTGTTTCCATAACATCTTTACATTAACTCTGTTCTCAATTCCCTTCTGACTAATATCCCGAAGAAGGTTTCTTTTGTCTCTATAACTTGGTGGCTCCAATCTCTATTGATATGGTGTATCACCTGCTTTTTAATCCATTTTTGTATTAACTTTCTCATATTCTATCTTTTTTGATTAATTATTTGCCTGCAGGTGCTATCTGCCCTTCTACTTCTGCAATCACTTCAAAGAGTGTTACCTGATGCACTTGCGGCAAGCCCTTGACTTCTTTTAACGCCTGCATTCCTTGCCTTATGGTTAGCAGTTGCTCGGCGAACGCCTTATTGATATACCACTTACCCGTACTCGCCTTGTAAAAGTGTTGAGGGTGCTTGCGAATGCGAGCGTGATACTGCCCACTGGTTACCGAATAGTTATGTAGTAGCAACCACTCCACATATGGCAGGGCTTCCATTCCATACACATTAAGAGACTTAGGCATTTTGATAATCGTTTGTAGGGCGATTTTCTCCATTTCAATAAAGTAGTTTCGTATCATCTTACCTACTTCTGTTCTTTCCACCATTGCTATTTCCTTAGCCATATCTATAGTGAGGAAATACTCGGTTCGTGGTCTATGGAATACCTTTTGCCCATTTTTGGGTAAAAGTTGATTTTCAGTGAAATAATCCTTTCCTTCGTCAAATTTGTACTCCTCAACTCTACGAGGAAACCAGTTTGTAAATTTTGTTTGAACTTTCAACTTTCTATGAAGTTCACGAGCATCTACTAATTGAATGCCTTTTTGTTCTGTGATTTTAATTAATTCATTCATAATTAATCATTTACATTAGTGTTAATCTCAATTTTTACTTTACTTGCCTCTTGTAATAAGAGTTCCTTTGCCTTTTTCCTAACCTCCCTCGAAGTAGGAGAATCATAGAAGTAAGAGAGGCTTGTTTCTACGGTTTGAATGGACACCCCTAATTCTTTTGCAATTTGTTTTTTCATTTCTGCTACAATTCGTATTTTTTTCATTACTTTTGCACTTTAAATTAACGGCACAAAAGTACGTCAAAATTTTGACATAAACAAGATATATGGATAAAATTTTAGCACCTATTAAGCAGAGAATACTTCAAATAATTGATTTTAAGGAAGTTGAGAGAACAAAATTTTTCAAAATTTTGGGATTAGCCTCCTCTAATTTTAGAGGAAATGCACTTTGTAGTGAAGTAGGAGGAGATGTTATCGCTAAAATTTTAGCAGAATTTCCCGATATAAATGCCAATTGGCTTCTTACGGGTAGGGAAAGTATGCTTAAAGAAGAGCAAAAACATTCCATAAACCAAACTATCGAGGGGAATAATAATACTATGTCGGGAAAAGATACACTTGGGCATTCCGATAATAGTGAATATAAGGTTACTATCAAGGAGTTAAAAAAGCGTATTGCCGAATACGAAAAGAAATTAGAGGAAAAGGACAAGCAAATCAGTAAGTTAATTAATGTAATAGAAAAACTAAATTCTATATGATAAGACAAAATATCAAAGGAAACAATAACATTCAGGTAGCCAATAACAATGCGCCTATTATTCATACGGGAGAGCTTAAAATCACAATGGAGGTAGTTCACGATCCTGAACAGCATATTACAGATTCCCAAGCCCTACAAGTAAGGGAAAAAATTGTAGAATCTGGTATGATACTTGCTTCTAATGGAGGTAACAAAAGGTCTCTCATTAAAAAGCAATACGGAAAATTCTACAAGAAGTTTGGCGTAACTAAGTACGAACTATTACCAAAAGAAAAGTTTGAGGAAGCTATGAAGTGGTTACAAAAAGAGATTGCGGCAAGTAGGAAAGTACTTAAGGAGAGTGACCCAGAGGAATGGAGAAAAGCTCATTACAAGGCAATAAATGCAAGAGGCAGGCAAATGGGAATGGATAAGGAAGCCCTTTTAATCTACACAACACGAGTACTCGTACTTGATAATACTTTGCTTTCTTTGAAAAATTTGGACGATGACCAGCTCCAAAAGTTGTACAATTATATGTTCCGAAAGAAATTATAATAGGGAAAACACCCTATTTTTGCCCTAAAAACTATATTATACATTGTGTATCAATAAGTTATATATAAATATAGTATAAAATCCCCTACAATACACCCCCCTCCACTCTATAAAAAAGGGGTATTGCTTGCATGTGGGTATAAGTATAGGGGTTTTTACTCTCTGTTTTTAGGTGCTTTTTTGTCTCCCTAAGTGTCCCCCTAAGTGTCCCCCTAACTAAAAAATGAGGTTTTTTCAGGGGTACTTCTCACCCTCATTTTCGGGGTGCTTTATATGGACTTTCAATGGACTTTAAAGGCTATTTCATGGTATAAAAAAAGCCCTCAAAGGGGCTATTTTATTGGGTTTGGGTAATTAATAGGTATCTTTATACCCTATGTAGGTAATTAGGGTTATTTAATTGGTAGTTATTGGGCAATTACTCGGTAATTAAATGGTAGTTATTGTACATTTCGTTTTGTCCGCTTTTTTGCCTTTTTTAGCTTCAATCTCTTTATTTATAAGGCTTTCGGAGCTTTTTCGTATTTTCCCATTTTAGTACCGCCCATTATCTTGTTTATACCAACCGACAATTTGCTCACGACCAAGAGGAACTCCTCTACCGTGCTGAGCAAGCAGGTGTCACTCAAATGATACTCACTGGCACCTCCCTTCGCAGTAGCAAAGAATCCTTTGCTCTTGCTAAGGGGTACCCTACCCTGCTCTATAGTACCGCAGGGGTGCATCCACACGATGCTAAGACGATGAACGAACAGACCATACCTCAGCTCAGCGCCCTACTGAAGAAAAAGCAGGTGGTAGCTGTAGGAGAATGTGGGTTAGACTTTGATCGCGATTTCTCGCCTCGCCCCATACAAGAGCAGTGTTTTCGTGCCCAGCTTGCCCTTGCTCAAGAGGTGCAAAAGCCGCTGTTCCTACACGAGCGTGCTGCCTTTGACCGATTTGTAGGGATTCTCAAGGATTATACCCACCTCCCTAAGGGTGTAGTACATTGCTTTACAGGCAGTTTGAGCGAGGTAAAGACCTACCTTGATGCTGGCTACTATATTGGTTTTACAGGCGCCATTAGCGATAGCCGCCGATTTGCTTTCTTGGAAGAAGTAGTACGTTATGTACCCTTAGAACGTATGCTTATAGAGACTGATGCGCCCTTTATGCTTCCTAAGAATATCCCAGCACACCTGCTAAACCCTCGAGATAAGCGACGCAATGAACCCGCTTACCTCCCCTATGTAGCGCAAAGTATCGCCCATTTTAAGAAAATTAGCGTCAAGGAAGTTACAGAAGCAACTACTAAGAATGCGAAAGAACTATTCCCCCTTAGCGAGTAAGGGGGAATTTCTCCCTCAGACTTAGGAAACTTACACGCTATGAGATACTATCTTCATCATCTCCAAATTCATCATATTTTTCATATAGTTTTATTATTTTTTTTACTTGTTCTTTTGTTGTTTTGATGTTATAATTCAACTAGCAAATTGAATTACTTAGGAGCCGTACATGCCTCCACCTATATCTATGGTATGCCGATAACTACCCTTATCGCTTCAGTGCTTATCTTAGGAGAGCCTATCTCCCTTATCGCGATTATAGGCACTTTGATGGTGCTTATAGGAGTGTATTTCACTACGAGGAAATAAAGTAATGTGTCAATTTGCCGATTAGTTAATTACCAAACTGATTCTAGGCAAAAAATAAAGTACTTGTTTATTAGGGGAAAAATAATTACTTTTGTGCTATAGAAAACTTTCTGTTATGCCAAAACAAAGAGTAGGTATTATCCATTTCCTTACCAAAGAAGAAGGCGGGCGAGAACAACCTCCAACAACAGTTTTAGAGTATCGCCCTACCACTCATATCGCTCAACTGGCGCAGCCTAATTGGAGTATCGTCATTACCTTTGATGAGCCTATGAAGGAGGGTCAATACAGTGCTTTGTGTCACGTAAGGTTTCTTTTCGACCATGCTCCTGAGTATATATTGGACGAACTCAAGGAAATGGAGGTCTATGAAGGAGCGAGAATTGTTGGTAAAATAGTGTTTGAATAGTGATATTATTTAAAAATACCTTATGAATTATCTAAGACGATTAAAACAGAGTGGAGAATGTGAGTATTCTCTAGGGGCTAATGCTGAAGAAATTAAGCATATAGAAGAGGAATTGGGCATATTGCTTCCTGAAGTATACGTAAATTTTCTATCAGAATGTGGTTCTTGCAACTATGGCGATGTCTATATCAATGGTATTTACAAAGAAAAAGACAGCATATCTTATCCTGTTGTGGAACTAACTAAACAACTAAGAGATGACCTACATCTCTCAGAGGATTTTATAGTATTACACTACGAAGTAGACGAGTTTCTAACCTTATATAAAGTTTCTAATAAGATACGCCTAAAAGATGCTAAAGTCTTTGGAGCAGAGGTTTTTTGCAATGATAAGGGAGACTTTGAAATCGAAAAACCCACTCCTATGTTTGATTCTTTTGAGGAATATTTTGAAGATTTTTTAGACTTAGCAGAAGATTAACCCTATGAAAACAGAAAAGATATTATTAGCAGGAGCAACCGGCTATTTAGGTCAGTATATATTAGCAGCGCTCCTAAGAGAAGAATACCCGACCCGCATTGTGGTACGCAACAAATCGAAGCTCTCCCCTGCCCTACTCACGCACCCACTATTGGAGGTAGTGGAAGCAGAGGTAACACAACCTGACACCTTACAAGGGGTATGTAAAGGGGTGCATAAGGTGATTTCTTCTGTAGGGATTACCCGCCAAAAAGATGGACTCACCTATGAGCAGGTAGACTTCCAAGCCAATAAGAACCTACTTGATGAAGCCTTACGCGAAGGAGTACGTAAGTTCATATATGTATCCGTATTCAAAGGAGAAGCCATGCGACATATAGCCATTGGAGCGGCTAAAGAGCACTTTGTAGATACGCTTAAGGCCAGTGGATTAGACTTCTGTATCATACGCCCCAGCGGTTTTTATAGTGATATGGCTTTCTTTTTGAAAATGGCGAAGAAGGACATAATACTATTTGGCAAAGGACAATATGCTATGAATCCCATCCATGGGGAGGACTTGGCCGAAGTCTGTGTCGCCCAATTGGAGCGTTATGAACGGGAAGTCAATGTCGGAGGAGCTGAGGTTTTTACACAAACGGAGATGGCTCGTTTGGCTTTTGAGGTACTACATAAGCCTGCCAATATAAGTTATTTACCTGACTGGGTAAGGCGTTTGATCCTAAAAATGGGCAAATACCTCCTCCCTAAAAGTATCTATGGTGCTATAGAATTTTTCCTTACCATTATGGCGA